CTGGGTGGCCAAGCAGCAGATCGACGTGAACATCGACCAGCAGATCAGCATCACCGCGGCGCTGGAAAAGGCGCAGAGCCGCGTCATCGAGGGGCTGTACACCGAACTGCCCCGCATAGAGGATAACAACCGTGCAGCAGCCAATCTACTCAGCGCAGGACGAGATGGCTTTGATGGCGAGGCTGTGGTCAACAGCCATCAAGGATGACCCGCTTGCGTTCGTGCTGCTGACCTACCCGTGGGGTGAGCCGGGTACGCCGCTCGAACACTTCCAAGGGCCGCGCAAATGGCAGCGTGCGGTGCTGGCCGACATCCGCGACCACATCAAGGAAAACAGCGGCAAGGTGGACTACGACACCTTCCGCAAGGCGGTGGCGTCGGGGCGCGGGATCGGCAAGTCGGCGCTGGTCAGTTGGCTGGTGCATTGGATGCTGTCCACGCGCATCGGCTCGACGACCATCGTGTCGGCCAACTCCGAGGCGCAGCTACGCAGCGTCACCTGGGCCGAGATCACCAAGTGGCTGGCGATGGCCATGAACAGCCACTGGTTCGAGATCGCCGCCACACGCATCATGCCGGCCAAGTGGATCACGGAACTGGTCGAGCGCGACCTGAAGAAAGGCACGCGCTACTGGGCGGTGGAAGGCCGGTTGTGGTCGGAGGAGAACCCGGACGCCTACGCCGGGGTTCACAACTGGGACGGCGTGATGCTGATCTTCGACGAGGCCAGCGGTATCCCCGACAGCATCTGGTCGGTAAGCGACGGCTTCTTCACGGAGAACACGCCGCACCGCTTTCATGTCGCGTTCTCCAACCCGCGGCGCAACACCGGCTACTTTTACGAGACGTTCAACAGCAAACGGGCCTTCTGGCGCACGCGCAACATCGACGCGCGGGATGTCGAGGGAACCGACAAGAACCTGTACCAGCGCATCATCGACGAGTATGGCGCCGACAGCTACCAGGCCAACGTCGAGGTCTACGGTCAGTTTCCGTCAGAAGGCGACGACCAGTTTATCCCGGTCAATCTGGTGGACGACGCCATGAAGCGGCCTAGGCAGAAGGATGAGTCCGCGCCCATCACCATCGGCGTCGATCCGGCACGGTTCGGATCGGACGCCACCGTGATCGCGGTGCGGCAGGGACGTGATCTGGTCGCCATCAAGCGACTGCGCGGGGCCGACACGATGGAGGTGGTCGGCCACGTCATCGACGCCATCGAAGAATACAAGCCGGCGCTGACTGTGATCGACGAGGGCGGCCTGGGTGCAGGCGTCGTGGATCGGCTGAAGGAGCAGCGGTACAAGGTGCGCGGCGTCAACTTCGGCAACAAGGCGCAGAAGCAACTCATGTACGGCAACAAGCGGGCTGAGATGTGGGGTGCCATGCGCGACTGGCTCAAGACGGCCAGCGTGCCGCCTGACCGCTTCCTGAAGTCTGACCTGATCGGGCCGAAGACGAAACCGGACAGCAAGGGGACGTTGTTCCTTGAGTCGAAGAAAGACATGCGGGCGCGGGGGCTGGCGTCACCCGACGCCGCAGACGCCATCGCGGTAACGTTCGCGTTCCCTGTGGCGCACAGAGAAGGCCGCGTTGACAAAAATCGCCCCCGCGGATATTCTTCCGGCGGCGTATCTAATTCTTGGATGGGTTCTTAAAATGGCCGACAAGAAGAAGTCTGTTTCGTTGGCCGTGGGTCGTGGGGAAAAACTGCCCGCGTCCAAGGGCGCGGGACTGACGGCTAAAGGCCGCGAGAAGTACAACCGGGAAACTGGGTCGAACCTGAAGCCGCCGGCGCCGAACCCAAAGACAAAGGCCGACGCAGGCCGTAAAGCGTCATTTTGCGCCCGCATGGGTGCGGTAGCAGCCAAGGCCAAGGACGGCGAACGCGCCAAAGCCAGCCTCAAACGGTGGAAATGCTCATGAAAAAAGGTCTGTATGCGAACATCAACGCCAAGAAGGAGCGGATTGCCGCTGGTTCTGGCGAAAAGATGCGTAAGGCGGGGGAAAAGGGCGCCCCGTCAGCCAAAGACTTCAAAAATAGCGCAAAAACAGCTAAAAAGGGCAAATGATGCGCCGCATGACCCCCATGAAGACGCCTATGGGCTTGAAAATGCCCAAACCGAAGGCCGAAATCGACGCAATGCCGCTGGCGCGCAAGCCCATGCCGACCGCCGGCGGCAAGGACGTGATCAGCGTCACCACCCGGATGCGTGAGACGCCCATGAAGAAGGGCAAATAAGATGCCTTTGTCCAAATCTGCCGGCAAAGAGGCGTTCCGCAAAAACATCAAAGCGGAAGTGAAGGCTGGTAAGCCTGTCAAACAGGCTGTAGCCATTGCCTACAGCGTCAAGCGCGAAGCGGCCAAAAAAGGTAAGAAGTAAGCACATGGCCAACCCCACGGGCATTCAGAAGGCGGGCCAGGTCGCCAACGTGGGGTCAAACCCTGAAAAGGTGCCTGCGCGCGACGAAGACAAGATGGCAACCATGCGCCACCGCCTGAAGATGGCGCAGTCGGCGTATTCGAACAGCCGTGAGGACGAACTGGACGATCTGCGGTTCATGGCCGGGTCGCCCGACAACCAGTGGCAGTGGCCCGCCGACGTGCTGGCGACCCGCGGATCGGTGCAGGGCCAGACGATCAACGCGCGTCCGTGCCTGACCATCAACAAGCTGCCGCAGCACGTCCGTCAGGTGACCAACGAGCAGCGCCAGAACCGGCCCAGCGGCAAGGTCATCCCCGCGGACGACAACGCCGACGTGCAGGTGGCTGAGATTTTCAACGGTGTGGTGCGGCATATCGAGTATATGTCCGACGCCGACGTGGCCTACGACACCGCCTGCGACAATCAGGTGACCTACGGCGAGGGCTACATCCGCCTGCTGACGGAATACTGCAACGACGAGACGTTCGATCAGGATATCCGCATCGCGCGCGTCCGCAACTCGTTCAGCGTCTACATGGACCCGACGATCCAAGACCCGTGCGGCGCCGACGCTGAGTGGTGTTTCGTCACCGAAGACATCCTGAAGACCGAATACGAACGGATGTTTCCTGACGCTACGCCAATCAGCACGCTGTACAGCCAAGGCGTCGGCGATCAGGGCATTTCGGCGTGGCTTCAGGAAGACACGATCCGCATCGCGGAATATTTCTACAACACCTACGAAAAAGCCACGCTGCACCTCTACCCGGACAACCAGACTGCGTTCCGCGGCACGCCGCAGGACAAGCAGCTTACGGCCATGTTCGGCAAGCCCGTCCGCACCCGCGAAGTTGACCGCAAGAAGGTCATGTGGATGAAGACCAACGGCTATGACGTGCTGCAAGAGCGCGAGTGGGCCGGCAAGTGGATTCCGGTCGTGCGCGTCATCGGCAACGAGTGGGAAGTTGACGGCCAGATGTACATCAGCGGCCTTGTGCGGAACGCCAAGGACGCCCAGCGCATGTACAACTACTGGACGAGCCAAGAGGCCGAAATGCTGGCCTTGGCACCCAAGGCACCCTTCATTGGCTATGGCGGCCAGTTCGAAGGCTACGAGATGCAGTGGAAAACCGCCAATACGACCAACTGGCCGTATCTGGAGGTCAATCCCGACGTGACGGACGGCGCCGGCTCGGTACTCCCCCTGCCGCAGCGCGCGCCTCCTCCGTTGCCCCAGACCGGCCTGATCCAAGCTAAGATGGGGGCTGCTGACGACATCAAGGGAACGACGGGCCAGTACGACGCCAGCCTTGGGATGCAGGGCAACGAACGCTCCGGTAAGGCCATCCTCGCCCGCGAGAAGCAGGGCGACGTTGGCACCTACCATTATGTGGACAATCTGGCCCGCGCGATCCGCCACATCACCCGGCAGATCGTGGATATGATTCCGAAGATTTACGACACGCAGCGCATCGCCCGCATCATCGGCGTGGACGGCGAAGTCAGCATGGTCAAGTTCAACCCGTCGCAGCCAGAGCCGGTTAAGGAAATACGCGACCCGCAGACCGGCGGCATGATTGAGAAAATCTACAACCCCGGCGTCGGCACTTACGACGTGATGGTCACGACCGGCCCAGGCTACATGACCAAGCGTCAGGAAGCCTTGGACGCCATGAGCCAGATTTTGCAGACCAACCCGCAGCTTTGGGCTGTGGCTGGCGATCTGTTCATCAAGAACATGGATTGGCCGGGGGCGCAGGAGATGGCAGCGCGGTTCAAGAAGATTCTTGATCCGAAGGTGCTGTCGGAAGGCGATCAGTCACCGGAGATGATGGCGGCCCAGCAGCAGATGGAGGCCATGACGCAAGAACTGAACCGCATGACGGACATCATATCCAACGTGCAGGACAGCGTCGCCCAGCGCGAGGTGGACATCAAGGAATACAAAGCCCAGGTGGACGCCTACGACGCCGAAACGAAGCGGATCAGCGCCATGCAGCAGAGCATGACGCCAGAGCAGATTCAGGACATCGTAATGGGTACAATCGCCGCGGCGCTGGACACCGGCGATCTGATCGGTGGGTCGCCGCAGATGCGCGAGATGCCCGACATGGAGCAGCCTGAGATGCCTGAGATGGGCGAGATGCAGCCTGAGATGCCCGAACAACCGCCTGAAGGAATGATGGAATGAGTTGCGCGGACTTTGTAGGGATGCTGTTCTTGGCGCGGGATGTGACCCATTCCGCCCACCTGAACACGCGCAGCTACGCCAAGCATGTCGCGCTGAACGCTTTCTATGATGGCGTGATCGACCTGGCAGACAAGTTTGCCGAAGCTTATCAGGGCAAGTACGGCTTGATCGGGCCGATCTCGCTGATGTCGGCCAAAAAGACCAACAACGTGGTCGAGTTCCTTGAAGGGCAACTGGAAGACCTTGAGCAAATGCGCTATAAGGTCGTCGATAAGGAGTGTACCCCGCTCCAGAACATCATCGATGAGATTTTCGGGTTGTACTACACCACGCTGTATAAGCTGAAATTTCTGGCGTAAGGAACGACTATGGAACTGCTTCGCCCTCTGAATGACGCCGGGTTTGCGACGCAAAGCGTGGCCTACACCGGCACTGCCGGGTCTGTGACCGGCTGGAACGCCGGCCCGCAGGGTGTGTTGGTATGGTCAACCACTGACGCCTACATCCTGGTGGGTGAAGGCGTGACGGCCACGTCCGCAGCCACGCCGCTGCCTGCGTACACGCCCGTGCCGATCACCGTCCCGCAGGGAACTGGCGGCGTGTGGCGCGTCAGCGCGATCCAGATCAGCGCCGGCGGCACGATGTACGCAAAGCCGATCAACATTCGATGAGCTTTGGCATCCCCGTCCGCAACGGCCTGTCCATAGGTCTTTTGGCTTCGACGTTTCTCACGTCAGGTTCTGGACGGCTTGTCCCCAGGCTTACACTGAATTTTTTGACCGGCGCACCGCTGGACAGCCGCATCACGTTCACGCGGTCTACCACAGCCACGTTTGTGGGTAGCGATGGCCTGATCCAATCGTCAGCAATCAACGCCCCGCGCTTCGACTACAACCCCGCCACGCTGGCCCCGCGCGGCCTGCTGATCGAGGAGCAGCGGGTCAACTTGGTTCTGTATTCGGAGCAGTTCGACAACGCGGGTTGGACGAAAAGCAGTGCCTCTGTAACGGCCGATGCTACGACATCACCCGATGGCACGGCAAACGCCGACAGGCTGACTGCGGATGGCCTTCTTAACACCCACGTTGCCCAACAAACCGTGACCTATACGGCAGCAGCGCACACATTGACCGTTTACGCCAAGCGAGACACGAACGATTTTGTGCAGTTGCGCTTTGGGGCGGCGGCCATTGCGCTTGGCAACGGGTTTGCAAACTTTGATCTGAACGCCGGCACGGTTGGCACAATCGGCACTGGTCTAACTGCGGCGTCCATAACGCCAGCCGGCAACGGATGGTATCGCTGCACGATCACCGGCACGACCCTCGCCGCAACGTCTAATCTTGGTATCTACATAGTGACCAGCGCGACTGCGGTAAGCGCCGAACCTAACACGCTGACCACGTCGGTTTTCCTCTACGGCGCGCAGCTCGAAGCCGGCTCCTTCGCCACCAGCTACATCCCCACCGTGGCCTCCACGGTCACGCGTGCGGCTGACATCGCGTCGATGACCGGCACGAACTTCTCGTCTTGGTACAACCAGAGCGAGGGGACGGTTGTTGCTCAGGCGTCAACGCAGCGCACAACTGGAACCGCTGTTCGCGTTTTGGGAATTGATGACGGCACAACGGATAACAGACATTCACTTTCATTCGATGGAACATCCCCATCAACAACATTTAACGCGGTTACAATTGTTGGCGCAGTGGCTCAGGCATCGTTTGCTTTGCCTGTTACACCTCTTGCGGTGTCAAAATTGGCTTACGCATATAAAGCGAACGACTTTGCAGCATCTGCCAACGGTGGCGCAGTAAGCACCGACACAAGCGGCACAGTGCCTTCCGGTTTGATTGCAATGCGGATAGGAAGCCTTGTTGGTGGCATACAACAGCTAAACGGCCACCTCAGTTCCATCACCTACTACGCCACCCGCCTTTCCAACGCTCAGTTGCAGGCACTCTCCGCATGATCGAT